ACACCACCAGACAACAACTGCACATAGGATCCAGTATTTAGAATGTTTGTCGGCAGATGAGCAAATACTGGGAACTATGGACACGTCATTGTCTGGGTCCCAAAAGTACCTGGGCCCACGCAAGCGTCGTCACATTCCTAATCATGGAAAAAACATCACTCACAGGCAAGGGGCATCATGTTCCTCTATTTCTCATTTTAAAAACCCCAACAACAACTTCACTGGCACCATGGCTCAGAACCCCAATGTTGCTAACTATGCTAATGCTGCACCACTCCCCAGGTTTGAAGGTCTAGGCGACAGAGAGAACCTTGCACCAATCGGCAATGAAGCAGTCGAGATACCGTACCAGAAAGAAGCCTATCTCGCCTGGATCAACGAAGGAAGAGTATTCCAGGTCAATCAGCTTACTGATGAGCAAATGATTCAAATGTGGGAAACCGTCAAGACATCCATGCAAGGCAACACATTCAGCGAGCAGCACATGCGCGACATTGTCCAAATGGCCTGCAACCTAAAGGGCGTGGACCCAGCCACAAAGCCCCTCTACAGGCAATACGAGATGCCAGAAAACGGACGCTGGGCAGACGCTCCCTCTCAGGATCCCATCTTTTCAGGTCAACAAGTAGCAGGAGTTATAGTACCACTTCAAGAAGCACAGCCCCTAGTTGAGGATGTATCCGGGAAAGCTAGAGCAATTGGTTTCATATGCGGATTTCTGTTGAGGTTCATAGTAAAGACTGAGGAGCATCTGAATAATTCCTTGGCAAACTTGAAGCTCCAATTCAGTAGGATATATGGTGTGCAGTCTGCAACCATAAATCAATGGAACCCAACTACCACATGGGCCTCTAGGATCAAGCTTGCATTTGACACCTATCTGACCCTGCGAGCAACCGTTGCCTTGCATGTGGCTCTTGCTGATGGAAACCTCAATGCAGATAATGTGAACTTCGGTCTATGCAGAATGTTGGTGTTTCAACACCTAGAGCTGAGTGGATTACAGCTGTATAAAATGACAATGACTCTGATATCTCACCTCAATTTGATATCTCCTGCAAAGTTTCTATCTTGGGTGTATGACCCTCTGGCTGAAAAACCGATCACACAGATCTACACCATAGCAACAACACATGACACCAGAGACAGACAAGACCAGAAACACTGGAAATATGCAAAGTTAGCCAGAGGACAGTATTGGCTAGACACGACCGTCAAAAGGAACCAATTCTTTGCATATGTCCTGGCCGATCTGGAGGTAAGATATGGTTTGGGTGGCAAGACCGAGTATTCAAATCCTAAGAGGATGAAAGCTTTGGACGGAACACCTGTCGAGACAAGAAACGATGCTGAGTCGGTGGCAGCAGCCTTCCAACAGATGTACAGAGTTATTGAAGATGAGAAGAGAAGAGAGGCCGGAGCCGCCTTCCGTCTGGCCAGAGGCATGCCTCCTCCTCCCAATCCTCCTCCAGCAGCAGGAGGGCAGGGAGGTGGTGTTGGAGCCCAAGGACTTGGCAATGTCCAAGCTCCCCCAGGTGCAGGAGGTCAAGTGATACCTCCCGGAAATCTTCCACCTCCACCAGCAGCCCCGCCTGCAGGCGCAGCCGGACAGGCGCCAGGCCAACAGGACCAGCAGATCAACCCTCCTGGACAGGTGCCCATGGATCTGGACCAAAGGGCAAGAGATGCTGCTGCTCTGGGACTTGTTTAACGCCAGAACTAGAGCACAATGCTAATATTTATGTTACCTCAATGTGATGGTTGTGTGCCTTTAAAATGGGTTTTATGTTGTGATATATTTATGTCTAGTCCGATATACCTCTATATTTTAAGAAGGGTAATGTATCAGTATTAACAATGTGGTATGATTTATGTTGACTAAGCATTTAAATAAACTTATGTATACGTGTTGTACCTGGTATTGCAGTATCTTGAGAATATATTTGGTGATATTTAAAAACCCCAACACAATATTTGATCACTCTTGCTAGATCATTAATTGCAAGACAGCATCAAAGATCAGACAAATCATCCAGGCACTGACAGCAACGCAACAAGTAGATTGTCCAAACTATGTTTTAGTATGGCTGATAGTTTGGACACAGACAGGGGCAGAACTACAAGGTCAGGATCAAAGTTAAAAGCTCAGACAACACATAGGGTGGGGACATCCTCTGGATCAGTTCGAGGCGGAAAACCATACGAGAAAGACTTCAAAGCCGTAGAAGCAAGGTTTCACAACTTTGATCCAATTAGTGCAAGCATAATCCGAGGGGATCAGGAAGGAACCAAAGCAGACCTAATAATGAGTGACTCCTCAGTAACGAAAGCCACAGCACCGGCTGAAGCCGCGGCGCCCCCACCCCCGCCGCAGCCGGCCGCAGTCCCCCTCACACCACCAGCAAGTGCAACCACCCAGGGGCAGAAGAGACCAGGAGATCCAGAAACTTTGGAGGAGGGGAATGCTGCTAAAAGAGTTCAACGGGCAAACAAGGTGAACAACTTATTAACGACACAAGGAATAGGCGAGCCTTCCAAATCAGCTATATCCCAATATGTGGTTGCTAGGCTGAATGCAAATAATGTGGAGCATGATGATGCTATGGTGGCTGAATGTGCAAATATGGCAGTTTACGGGTGGAAAGAAGGGAAGAAATTTGTGTCTACGCAAATATTGAACCAGGCCACCACGGTGATACCAGATCTAATAACCTCCATGGTAACGAATGCAAACCTCATCACCAATGCTGCAAATGCCTTGAACAGCATCCCGGACAAAGTCGCAGGGGCTATACGTACCAACATAGAACATGTCGCATTTCAGACTGGATCAAAGGCCACAAAGAGAGACACATTAGTAAGGACGGCAGAGAGCATTTATCAAAATGCAGCTGCTGAATCGAAGGTGGACTTTATCAACAATTTCATAATATCAGCAGGGATCAATATACAAGAAGTTAAAAGAAATGTTGCAAATTATAGGACAATTGCAAATGCGATAATAAAGAGAAACACTGTATTGAACATAATCAATGAGACAACGGAGCATCAGGCTCTGCTTACACAGGTCCAGGGCAACAAAGATGATATCAGGAACATTGCACGAGGACTCTCAGCTTCATATGTTATCTAGAGGTACCTACGAATAATAAAAGTTGTCGCTGTATGCTCAGCAGACTACTGGTGAGATGCAGTGTCAACCATCTATGGTCGGTTGTTTTGTAATCTGTCTTAATATAATTGTATCCATCTTTGTGTTTCATATAGCCTACCGGGCACTTGTCTCATTTGGGTCAGACATAGCATGCCCCTAAATTTAATATTGACTAAAGGGGAGGTTGTTACACATGTATTCTAAATTCACATATGTATCCTTGTTATATTTAAAAACCCCAACAGAGATATACAGCTTGCACAGCAGGCAGCCAAACAGCGAGGAGCGCCCGAAAGACAGAAAGACAACCAGCATGGCAAGCGAAGCAAAGAATTCTCAGAAGTTTTCCTTCAGGAACACTGAAGAGGAGGTTGATCTATCAATTTCCAAGTTTGCCTTGTTCAAGCTGAAGCTCAAACAGTCTCGTGTTGTTACAATGTTCGGCAATGATGACAAGGTTGACCCTGCAAACTGTTACATAAATATGACCAGTATAAAGATAGTCACTAGCAGTGTACTTCCAGAGAGTGACCCGAGATTTATGGTGTGGGAGATGTCATATAAGACAGATGAAGAGAATCATAAGTTAGGGCAGCTGGCCTGGAAAGCATCATACAATGGATCATTTGTCATCAAATCCACCTATGCAATGATGGTAGTAAATGGTGATCTATACACCCCGTATACTGCCAGCATAACTACATCAGATGGTAGCGAAATCAAAGGTGTTAAGGTAAACGTGATACTTAACTGGACACCATCAGATGTAAGGCCATCAAATGCTAAGATGGGAGGGTTCATGAGCGACATATATTGCAACAACCCCTCAAATGGGAAGACACAGATACCTCCTATGGTGGCATGGTATATGGGGAAGGACGAGCAGAGATATTGCAAGATAATCAATAAGTTGGCAACAGAATTGAGCAGCGAGAACATTTATCCCATGATGGAGCTCATATCAAGCCCACAAACTTCTCTGAACCCAATACTGAATAGGCTGATCTCAAGTTCCCTCGAGAAGGGTGATAGAGACAGAATCAGCCAGATGACCAAAGCTGTCGGAGGGGGCATGTCACTGAACAAGGCAGACATATCATATCTCAAAGGGATTATTGAGAAAAAATCATCTTCTGCTTTAGTGACATTTCTTATGAGAGCCAGCACAGAGCTGGGTGTAGAAGTGTATATTGATGGTTGAACAAAGGGAGAGATATATTGGAGCATTATTATCTTCCCTGACAACTTATATGGTAATAGTAACACCCGCATAAGCACCCACTATACTATCGTCCACCAAAAGCCCAAACATCACAATATCCGCAGTGTGTTGTACTATTATTATTATAATATTTAAAAACCCCAACTATACTGAATCAACAATCACACATCACACAAACAGAGTACCATGGCCCACAGCAAGATACGTATAACGGGAGCTGGGCTAGATGGGGTTTCTTATTTGGAGAGAATACGGAAATCTCTATCTCTCAACCCAGCCGATTATCATGATGACAGTGCCGTTCGTATCTCTCTGAGCTTCTATATCAAGATATCCTTCCATGATGTATCAGATTATGACGTATTTATCAGAGAAGGTGTTACAACCACAGAGTTGTTTGATGCTCTGAAGACAAGCTGGAAACGGAACCCAGAGAATGTCAGATACATAGATGGGATGACCCACACAGATGATGAAATAGATACCACAATATTACTATGTGAGCTCGTTACTATCTTGAAAGATCTATCTCTACACAGAAGTGATGAGAGAACTCATTATAGTTTAATGAGCACATCCTTGACACTGGGTTTCGGAGATCAAATAACACAGCCACATGACAATGCTGTAATCCCCATAGTCACAACAAAGGTGATTCCAAGATACATGCACACTGTTATACAATATGAGTATCCAAGAGTATCAGGCGGTATAGCGGCCTCCGTGTGTGCAGGGATATGTATCAGGTCACCTCCTATAGGGAAGTGTCCGCCGATAATGAAAACAGTCAATGTGGAAGTGCTAGCATTCCATTATGGACTAGATGCCGGCCAAGGACCGCAGCTGGAGGAGACAAATGCCACTCCAAAGGAAGAAGAACTGAAGAAGATTAATGGATTCAAACGAATGACTACACTGAACAAGTCATCACGGGTTATCAAGAAGCCAAGCAAGGAGGGAGTTGGAGCAGCATTGAGCAGAATGCTCTCTTGGAAGTGATGTCATATTCACAAGTAGACGGTTTATAATGTTATCCTGGTATATTAATGTTATGTGTAATGCTGTAGTTTTCTAAATATACCAAATAAAGTTATAAAGATAATATAAGACTTATATTTAAAAACCCCAACCACTATCTTAACATCACAAGTCCATCGTGAAGGTCAGAAGATCACAAAGCAGTCCTCAATCAGGGAAAGGGAAAATGAGGACCACAACCAGAATGTTGACTATAATCATCTGCATGTTGTTTGGACTATACATGATCATGTTAGGGGAGAACATGATACTAGCATTCGGCCCTGTGGACGGTGATGATGACTCGCAGGAGAATCGGCCCTTCACACTACATCCTGCTCACGGAGCGATTCCGGTTTTACCTTCCAGTCAGCCCAGCCAGAAAGTCAGTCCTGATGACACCAACTCATTAATAAGATTGACGACATCGGAACAGTTATGGCACAATCACCCTCAAGATATAGGTCCAAAAGATGTCCCAGCAGACATGTATCCGATCTATTCCTGTCCTAATCTATCAAATGCTTACTTGTTGCCGATATGGTATGGAAGTTGCCTTGATGCATGCCAGATAACAACCCCCAAACATACAGTGAATGTGAAGCTCTGGACTATCAACAGCTCAGTAACAGATGTTGACGGGTATCAGATAGATGTGTATTATGACACAAAGTTCAGTCATGTCGGGCCATTTGGTGGGTGCTCAGTGTCGCTTTCTGAGTCAGTGACAAAAGAGCCGAAGCAGGAGGATATTATGATCTGGAAATCAAGACTAGTTAGTAAGCCGGTGAACGATGTAGAAAGTTGGATCATGTATGATGAGCCTAGTTGCAACTACTTCTCTGATGAGTACTCTTCAGGGTTCAGACTTGTAATCACGAGAACAAAATTGAAGCTGATGATAGACTCGGTTGGAAATCTTTATATAGCAGATCTGAGGCCAGGGTCATATGATACATATAAAACGGGATATGCAATACATGGTTCTACAGCCTGGATATGGGACACAGATGACAGCATGAACCATGGAATGTGTTACTTCAAGCAGACAGATGATACCTATTGCGATTATGATAATAACACTAAATATATGTTCTGCAAGATGTCAGGGGTATCATTCGACACAACTGTGCAGCAAAGAATCACCTCAAGTTGTGCTGGGGATTTGAACATATCTACAGATGGAGTAATATATCAAATAGGGGACAGTGGTGATACGGCCTCGACACAGCAGAGACTATCAGACATATTGCACCAGAATGTCGAGCTAGGAATGCAATCTCTGGTATCCTTGATCAATGATGTCTTTATAAACATTGAATCTTCATACTGTACCGGTGTTTGCGATATAATGGAGGTGATTGTGAGCAACTACCCTACAGCAACAACTGTTTTAGAAACACCGATAGGACCATGGCTGCCCATAACATCAGATGGACACACCATCATGACTCCTTGCATGGCTGATGTTAATTGGATCATACAGACACCTATCGTTTATTGCTTCAGCAAGGAGATGATAAAAGTCATCAACAAAGACACAAGAAAGGAAGCCTGGTGGAGGATAGTGAACTCGTACATCATATTGAATGAGACATGTTCAGATACAAATTCAACAGCCTTGGAGATCCTTAGAGATCGGATGTCTAAGAGGAGAGACATTGTCTACAGCTTTTGGAGAGGGGACTTGATAGTGTCTTATCCATATAACAAATCAAGGTGGATAACATATAAAGACGAGAAGATCCAGAGAAGCTCCAAATGGTTTGATAAATTGGTGGACTTGAAATACAAGCATCCTATAACACTGGATAATATCACGAGTCAGCTTGTGAACCATACAGCTGACCTATATGAATGGCATATGGGGGACAAGAATGGAACAGCAGGTCAGACAACATTCTCAGATCTCCTGGGAAGAGTTGAAAAAGCAGGGACAAACGTGATCAAGGGATGTGTGAAAATGACGGGGAACCTATTGATATGGATAACGTCCCATATTGAGATGATTGGTGATATGCTAATTATAATAGTGTGTTTGATCGGAGGCTATTATGTTCTTATTATCCCTTATGGATTTCTGAGGAGAGGGAGAGGCCCGGGCACTGTCACAGAAGTTCAGCAGTCGAACAGTCAGTTCAGATCTCCCTTAATACCTAGGACATATCTGTGAGAAGGGGACACTAAAAAGTATATGGACTAGCCTAAGTGGTGCATAATGCATCTGACTATCATATTTATAGTAAATGTTCCTGAGCCGGATAAGGGATACATTTTTATATCTTGTGCATTATCCACATATACTTTACTATTATTAATAGATTCATTATAGTAAATTGTATTTACAAAAACCCCAACGAAGAACATGGACAAGAGCCTAGACAACAAGCAAGGAGACCTTCTCAAGATGTCAAAACCCACCGCAGACACAGGCAGCCCAGACACGCCACACCCCGAGCCAGCACACACCCCAGAGGGGGACACAACCCAAAAAGAAGACACGAAGGGAAACACAGGCAAGGAAGAAGCAGCCCAGAGCCCCGAAGCGGAGCAAGAGGATGACACCCAGCCAGAATGGTGCTGCGAGATAGAAGAGCTCGATGTTGAGTCAGACTGGGAATTTTGCTATCGAGAGGAAGATTTCGACTGTTACTTTGATAATGTATGGGTATATGAGTTAATTGATGAATGCAATGGATGGAGGGAATAAATAGTGCATGAACGATCCATCAGTGATATCCACGTCGCAACTTAAAGGAATCTGGCTCCAGGGGAGTTAATATAAAGTTTCTTTAAATAATCAGAATCAATAGATTCAATGAGTGTTGTGTGATGTTGGGTTGCTGGATATCAAGACTGATTATGTATCATTATGTTGTGTGTATATTTAAAAACCCCAACGAATGATTCATCATTCACAGAGTAGAGATCCAAGGTATGGATGTTGAAGAACCAACATATTGGGCACACGATGAAGACGATGACTACTGGTGGGATGCAGATGAGTACTTGGGTGAAGAAGAAGAAGATGAAATCTATGAAGATACAGAGGATGAATTGGTGGAGGGGGGAGACTTTCATCTAAAATCTGCGCTAAGAGGGGAAGAAGACATGTTGCAGAATCCTATTTACAAGAAAGAGCGGGACAGTATGGTTGAGGAGCTAGGGAGTCTAGGCACATTGATGAACCATATAGATGTTGTATCCATGCTGAATTTGATTGGAACTAGGGTTGCACAGGACAAACGGCCGAGTGGAGGACATACTTTCCTACATGAAGGGGGGTTCAATATAATACCTTTGCAGGAAAATGTAAAGCTGATAAAGGCTGAGCTCATGTCTGTGTTACCAGAGATGGCTGGGATGAATATTGACCAAGTGTTGTCAGGGTCATATCATCTGTTCATGGCAGATCACCCGTATGTCACCTGTACAATAAGCACTGTCCTGTTCATACTCTCTGTGTTGAACAATGTAAAAAACATCAGACAAGGTATCGAGGTTGGCACCCTGATAGGAAGGATTCTATACAGGAAAGGAAATCTTGTATGTTTAAGCTTAGCTGCAGCAACATTGTGTTATCTATCAACTGATATACTGGTTTTTGATGTTGATGGCTCACGACATTACATGCCGAAGACCTATTTCCTCAACGGGTGTGACAAAGTTCAAGAAAGATTCAATATCATGTTGTATTCATACATGGCTGAGTCATTGGGAGTACCGGGCTCATGCCCATCTCAGATAGTGAAAAGAACAATATCATGGGGAGACAATGTGTTGGCTAACATGGGGAATGAAGGATACAATGTCATTGGACTATATGAAGCTATACTGGTGGGGATGATATTAGATAGAGATGATGAAGCATTATCTCCTACACCTCGATCAGAGTCGTTTCTGTCAAATATATTAACAGGACTGTCATCAGAGGAACAAGGATACGCAAAGCGGTTAATCACCACATTGCAAGACATGAGTCCGGCTCAATTAGCTGATTTACACGGTCTATATAGGATATGGGGTCATCCTATAATAGATATTGACGGCGGGGTTCGAAAGCTACAGAGAGTTACCAGAGAAGAGAAAGGTGATATAAATGCAAAGCCAGAGAGCAGAGAAACAGTGCGTTCATTCAGGAGGCTCTTTACCACAGAATACTTCAAGAAACACTCCATTTATCCCCCAATGGAGATAACATCTAAGTTCAATACTTACTTGGGCAACTGCATCCGAACAGGAAAAGAAATTGATGAAAAACATATAAATTACCAGTTCTCTGATTGGGACTACATTGAATTGCAGGAAACATTCTCCATTCCATACTCATGGAATGTGCTGCATCTTGCAAAGGACAAAGCAATATCTCCAACAAGAAATGAGATATACAACATGCTCCTAAGCAAAGGCAGGATATTCAACGCAGAGTTGCGGAGAGGCGTTCTTAAACTGATGACAACAACACTTATCCCGTTGAGGGATTTTTTGAAGAAGGTGGCATCAGATGGGTTAGACATAGATGATTGTATCATCGGTCTATTTCCTAAAGAACGAGAGTTGAAGATACTTGCCAGGTTCTTTGCCTTGCTGTCCTTCAATATGAGGTTGTATTTCACCTCAACAGAGGAACTATTAGGAAGTAAACTTCTGAAATACTTTCCACAGATAACTATGAGCTCTAATTTGTTGGAAATGCAGGAAAAGATGGCTTCTATGTCGAAAGAACTAAGAACTCAGAACAGGTCTGTGACATATGTGATAAACATGGATTTTGTAAAATGGAACCAACAAATGAGAGAATCAACATGCCGAGGGGTCTTCACTGAACTGGATAAGTTATTTGGATTGAAAGGCTTGTATACGAGATCTCATCAAATATTCAAAGATAGTGTCTTGTATATAGCAGATGGAACACGCAGAATCTTGCCTGACCCAATATCTGGCGTAATGATAGATGACAATGCATGCTGGACGGACGACGGAGCAGGCAAAGAGGGTATACGGCAGAAAGCCTGGACCATAATGACCGTGTGTGACATTGCTGCTGTGGCCAGGCATCACCCTGGGAAATTCCACCTTGTGGGAGGAGGAGATAATCAAGTTCTAACAATAACTTATCACACAAACCAAGTAGATACGCAGGGGGTCATAACTGAGGCAGGGAAACAAAAAATAAAAAGCAAGGTAAAGAGATTCTTGACAGATCTAGAGAAACACTTTTCAGAAAGGGGGCTCCCATTGAAGACTACAGAAACATGGTGCAGTACATCTCTTTTCATGTATAACAAATACATGTATTATCAAGGTTCTCCACTTCGTTCACCACTGAAGCAGGTATCTAGGCTTTTTCCGTTCTCGAACAACACCTCTATGACCTTACAGTCCATGGCACAGTGTTTGGGAACAGGTCTGAGATCAGTTGCACAGAAAGAATTATCACATATACCAGCATTAATGATGAGAAATATCTGGGGTTCCATCCTAACATGGATTGTCACTGTCTGTCATCCCATGTTGTTAAGCATCTCTAACCAAGACAGCTTGAAAGGAGACGGTATCATAACTAGGGGGAAAAAGGAAATAAAAATGAAAGTGGAATCCGTGGAGTCGGCTCCGCTAGCCTTGAAGATAATTTATCTGCCAGGACATTTTGGAGGGCCTGGATTGGTTAATTTGTTACAAATGACAATGAGAGGGTTCCCAGACCCAATTACAGAAGGAATTTATTTCTTGATGGCTATGAAGAAAAATACTGCGCGATTGGGATCAGCATACACATCTTTATTCCAGAGAATGGCCGGAGTATCATTTTCGAGGAGCAGGAATTATGAGCCTCTAGTTGAAGATGTGTGTTCACTGAACACAGACGCTCCAAGATCCGGAACGAGTGAACAGAGGGAGGTGGCCAGGAAGATACTGTTAAAATCAAAATTAGGAGGGAATGAAAATCTAAGAGACTTATTAAGAATAATGGAAGGAGACAATGAGAAGAATTTCTACAAAGCCCTCACTGCATCAAGAGTTCTGGATATCAGAGTGTTACATGAAATAGCAAGTGCAACACTGTATGCAATAACAAATACATTCACCTCAAGAGTTGATCGTACTGCCACTCTAAAAAGACTCACATTGAGATATTCCATGATAAAGAGCCTAGCGGAGTCAGAGAGGAAATTCCTGAGGTACCTACTGGTGAGGGATTTGAAGCAGCATGACATCATGTTTGAAAAATGCAGTAGAGTTACAGCAGATGAGTGCAGAACACTGGGATGGGGTAAACAGATCATAGGGGTCACCGTGGCTACACCTTTCGAGTATTTGAGTGTGTCTCTGCGAGAGAAACATGTCTGTGACGGAAATAATATCATTGTAAGACTATCATCCTCCGGGAACAAAAAACAATTGGGTGAGGTATTAGGTCCTTGCAAGCCTTATCTCGGGACGTATACCAAAGAAAAATTCAAGATGACAGAGGTTGCCGCAGCTTATGGGGATGAAGATGTATTAACCAAAGCACTGAGAATTATGAAGATAATAAATTGGAGGTTTCCTGAGGGCTCAACAATGAGCGAGATTCTGAAAGCACCTTTCAGGGCTGTTACAGATATAGATCCTCAAAGGATGATACAAGAGTCATCTGTGACAAAAGGAGATTATGATCACAGACGTAAAATGGACTCAAGGGTTCATGGGGGTATTCCAAATTTTGTAATCACACCACTGTCCCATATGAGCATCTGCACTAGCACATGGTACAAGCATGCTAGAGGGGGGAAGAACGAAAATATCCATTTCCAAGCATGCATTATACAGACTATGTATAAAATCGTAATGCTCCTTATGAACAACGGAAAATGTGATGAAATTATCCACGCTCATGAATCCTGCTCAACATGCATATGTGAGATAACAGAGCCGGTTCTGGACTTAGTAACACCCATGATGGATCTGATATTCCCTCAATTGCAGAATAACTCACTAGTGTACATACCGGAACAGGCCATATCATTTGACCACTCAAGGATGAAAGAAGTGGACTATGCAAGAAGAGTAGGGATGCTGGACTGCCACAGGGACACAGATTATACTTGGCTTGACACGTACAGTTCTCTATCATGGTTGATAATGTGCGATGTTATAGGTTGGACAAGAATGCCTCATTCATTCTACTTTATGATCCAGAATGATGTCGATCATTATCTGTTATCGATGTATCTTATATGCTTATGGAAAGTGATGAGGAAGGAGTTTGAATTGATAAACACACAGTTGGACTGGGAACCTATGATCAAGGTGTACTCTACACAAGAAGGGATAACAGTCTTGAGCAACCAGATGGGTTTAGTAGTGGGGGGCTCATTGGAGGGGGGATTGGAAGTGGACATGAAAGATATATGCTCAGCTTTCAACACGCTCACCATCACACAAATACCTCCGTTCTCAGTCAACCTTGCATTGCCAAAGATCCACAAACAGGTTGCAGCATGGTGGATGCTTATGGATGACAACACGCTCCTCTGCATAGATTGTCATAATAACCTGAACGGGTATTGGGATGGAACATCAATAAACAGGAGGGTTGACAATGACCTAAGATGCTACATACATGCAGATGGAGATGTGTCCCCGAGAATAATAAATGCACACATAAGCAATTTGTCGCAAGGGCTGATACGTCTGACACCGGGGGGAACATCCCAGAGCCATCCAATAATTATTGGAGGAGATAAGCTGAACAACCTAGAGACAGTGCCTTCAGTTGAGGATGAATGGCCTGATGTAGAGTCCATCACTTTGTTGAACCAGATAGGGGAGACCAATGATATTGATGGGAGATTGAGATTCATTATTGAGTCAATGTCAGTAATCATGCCTGATATAGTAGTTGTGAGACCTGATATGTTGGATATCACACTTGTAAAAACAGCTAGGGAGCTGTTAAAATGTGATGATGGCTCAAAACTCATAATATACATACTTGTGGAAGAACCATCATACCTAGAGAGTGGGACAATATATGAGATGGAGAGGGCCTTCCCAAATAGTGAAACAGTGGATGTTCAATTTGATTACAGGAAGGCACCGGGAGGACTGCACAAGCTGTGGATCAATCCAAGGGAGGAATCTATACAAAGGGTTGAAGTGGGAGATTGGATATGCATATCTTTCACGGATTTGATCAAACATCATGACAGTATCCTGGCAGATACAGTATTGACAATGAAAGAAAGGAGGTTAGGTAGACAATTCTTGGTGAACAAGGGAGTTGGAAGCTTCAAACCGGGAGATTTGGGAAAGTATATATTCTCATCTGAATTGAATATGAGTTACAAGCAGTCCCGTCAGGTGGATTATGAGATCAACAAGGTGATGATCCAGAATCCCACATTGGGGGGTAAATTTATGATATTGAAGAGAAGATGTTCCTGGGCATTGTTTTCATCAAGGTACGAGATGCTAAGAGCAGTTGAAAGAATAAAAAAGAACATGACAGTTGAGGGAAGGTCAACAAAAACCAAGGAATGGAGCAAGACACATCAAGATGATGTTCTGATACTGATTATATCTATGCTGATGAGGGCTGATGAAAAAGATGAAAGTGAGATATTCACATTGGGGTATGTAAACTGTGATGTTGAGAACTTGGTCATGTACCCGAAGTTTAGCAGCACACAGGTAGTATCTCTGAGATATTTGGACTACTTTTGGTTTTTCAAGAGAATGTATGAGTATCAAGAGAAAACATTTGCTATTCCATATACTGAGATCAGAACATCTCTGAACATCGGCTCGCCCAAGAGATCAGGATACAACACCATCAACAGCTCCGAATGATCGGCATGTCAAACCACCAGAGAGGCGGCAGCCGCCCGGAGGCAAGCGACGAGCCGCAGACCCCCCAACCAACCACAACTGCCCCCTTTTATAAAAACCCCAATCTCTCTCTGTCAAGATAGAGGGCCCTTAAGGGAAGAGGCCAAGAGAGGAAAGGGATGCGCCCTGCCCGTGTGGCTGTGGTTTTCTTGTTGGGTCTTGGGATAATGACCCCATATCCATACAAGAAACAAGTTTCGGTTTTGGATATGGTGGTGT